TACCAGTAATAGCTTGGTCACCACTAACATCCATATCAATTACAGAAGCCGAAAAAGCTGTTGATGAGTCAGTATCTTTAGCTACAATCTTATGCCCTGCATTGGTTTGGTGCTGTATGTTCATTGTGCCAGATACAGAATTGCCATTACTACCTATACAAAACAAAGAGTCAGTTCTGGTAGTGCCTATACCTACTGTGCCTGAGCTATAGTGAATGTTAGAGCCATTGGTAGTCCATGGTGATGCGCTACCTGCATTAATAGTGGTAGTTAATGTGTCGCCATCTTGCTGTGTAAGGGTTAGGGTATTGTTGCCAGAAGTATAATTAACACCTGTAATGTGGTTGTTATAGGTTGTATCCCAGTTACTAATCTTAGTAGCTGTTACACTTGAAGCCGCATGAGCAAAGAACTGTGGGTCAGACTCAGTGTACGATGTAAGATAACCAGCCTGTGCATGGTCTCCCCATCCGTAAGCTGTGTTCCAGTTGCTATCATTGTAGCCTGTAGCAGTTAATGTCCCTGTAACAGTTATGCCCGCATTAGTTGTTTCTAATTTAGGACTTCCATTATAAAATAATTTAACAGGGTCATTAGTTCCCCCCATTTGGATATAACTGTTAGCACCTGTTCCAGAGGCTTCTAAAACTAAAGCACTACCTTTAATAAATAAACTACTGGCAGGGTCTTTTTCGTCAATGTACGTTGCTTGGGCTGTGTGATATATTTCTAAGTCATCACTAGCACCGAACGTAGCTTTATCATTATCTCCAAATTTTAAATCACCTGTAAGAGTACCACCAGTTAAAGGTAAGTAAGGAGTATGTGATGCAGTTACAGTACCGCCATCTTGTTGGGTTAATGTAAGCGTAGAACCACTAAATGCCGCAGAGTTTATTTTGTCATTGTATGCCGCATCCCAATTAGACTGATTATTACTTGTAGCTTCAGGGTCGCCAGTAGAAGCGTTAAATGCTAACAGCTTACCTTTACGCGCATCCTTTAATGGTAGCTCCATAGATGAAGTTGTTACATCAGTATCTTGTAAACGAAGGCTACGATTGATTGCTGTTTGCTGTTGGTTAGTAGAATGCCATAGACGATCAAAATCATTGTTAACAGTTGACGCTAAAAACGCACCACTAGGCTGATAGTTAGTGTCTCTATCTAAATCCATTGCCATAACAATGCTAATTACAGCACCCTCTGTAGGATGTATAGGGCTGTTATTAGCGTCTACCAAAGTAAACGTAATAGTACCGCCAGAGGCATTGTCTACATTTTGTACAGTGTAGTGTGTGTTTAAAGTCTGCTTAACACCATTGAGGTATACATCGACATCAGCCGCATCATTAAGCTGAAACGTATAATTATATACACTCTGGGCTGAACCTGCTGTGTAATCGTTTCTAGTTGTATTTGCTGTAACTGTCATAGTATCCTCTTATAAATCGCCTAAGCGTTCTTCTAAAGCATCTACGGCTTTTCTAAAGCCAGTTAAATTGTTGTATGGCAACATTCTTCTAATGTTTCTAATGTCTGATTCTGTTAACTCGCCTTCACTAGTAGCTGAATTTAATGCCTTGAATGTATCTGTCAGTAAACTTCCAAAGGTTGGTCCTAGTATAGACTGCGAAATACTGTGCGCTACAAACTTAGAACTAAACGCATCAATGTCTAACAATGGTCGCATACCTATAGTATTGCCTGACACTTTTTCAAGCATCATGTTGATTTCGCCAAGTATGCCTGCCGCACCTGAACGGTCTATGCCTTCCATAACCCATGCTTTAGGGTCATCAGATATTGGTTGCCCACGCTCTAATTGTTTAATAAAGTACACAAACATACCCATACTTATTAGGCTAAATGCTCCGCCTAGTGCGTTATGGTCTTGTCGTTGTAAACCTGCTATTAAAACTCTTTGGGTTGACGAAAAAACAAACGACCTAAACTGTCCAATAACCTTCCCCATCTCATTAGACATAAATAATGGTTTCTCTTGCCCCGGAATTACAATGACTCTATCGCTTTCTTTACGCATTGCCGCCCCATACATTTGGGCTAAATCAGGACTATCCCAATTTTTTGCGTTAGTAATCCATACACTATCTACTTTTTTGCCATGTTTTTTAACTTGTTGATACATAGCGTCAGCATTTTCTTTCGATATGCCCAGTCTACCTAAACGCTTGTCATACTTACCTTTTGCTAAATCGTCAAATATGCGATTCTGCATTGTTACTGCATGAAGCTGTTTCATGCCGCCTGTCCAATAGTCTAGTATATTAATTTTACCAAACTTGTCTGCGGCTGTACGCAACCCACGCTCAATAGCTGTGCCGCCTTGTGTATAGTTAGCAATATCGGCAATTATCTCTGACTTACCTGTAACGCCACTAATAGCATCAACACCAATTCCGTAGGCTTGTAACTCTTCTTTAGCTACATTAAATGCTTTAGTATTAGCTATAAGAGGCTTTAGCCCTCTAGTCATTGTTTTAGTAAAACCTTCTGCCATAACAACACGCATAATATCTGGCAAGCTAGATATGGTTACACCACCCATAAATCTAAGGTAGTTTAAATCCCTTGCAGAGCGACCAATGCGCCCCCACACACTATCTGATGGCAATGAGTAAATGCCACGCATTCTTTCGAGCATACCAGTAATATCTGCTAAATCCTTTTGACGTTTTTTGTCTAAATCTAACCTTTGCTTATCAGTTAGTTTAGGGTCATCCATCTTTTCAAGATACCAATCATCTATCTTTTTCTTTTCAGCAGTAAGGTCAACACTATTAAATGCTCTTTGTAACTCAATGTCTGTCGATGTTTGCTGTATGTATCTTGATGCTAACAACTCTATGTCGTTTACCAAAAACTCTTCTATGTCTGCGTCATCAATAGTAAAAACTCTGCTTTTTAATGGACCACGCAAAGCATAATTGACGCTTTTAACATTGCCTTGACGCTGTGAGCCTTCACCTATTTTCCAATCATAAGGCAGTCTGCCATCTGGCGTACCCATAATTCTTTGGGCTATTTGTCTGGCAAGTTCATCATAGTCTTGTGGCTCAAAATCTTTCCCTGCTTTATATTCAGCCTTGTCTATAAGTTCTTGTAGCTTAGTAGCCTCTTCGCCTGTAGCTTTTTCTAGCTTTGTTTGTGCTAATTTAGCCTCTTCAAAAAGTATTTGGTCTTTACTTTCTAGCCATCTAGATACTTTAGACACAAACGTAGGCAAGTTAGCCGCGATCTTGTTCGTGTCGTATATTCTGTTCACATAATTAACGGCAGTAGTTACATCTACATCTTCTGTCAGCATTCGTTGATCAATTAACTTATCCTTAATAGGGTTGTATAAGTTAGCATTCCAATAGTCAGCCGCTTCTTTGACTTCAGGTATATCACTCTTTCCAGACCGTAACGCCTTTGCAACTTCTTCGTTAAAAGCTAGTCTGCTAAGTCTATTTTTTCTGTCTGTGCCTTTTTTATACTGTCTGTACAAACGTGCATTATTTTTAGCTGATTTAGCTAACATACCTGTATAAGTTTTAGCCAATGACTCTACAGATTGACCTACAAAGTTATCAACCATGATTGGGCTTTCTGCAAGCTGTACTGCAAGCTGTCTAGTAATAGGGTTAATACTAGATAGCGTTCTTGATAATGGATCAAACGATGTAAACTTAACAAGTTTTTTAGCCAAATTGCCTGATATTTGTACATCACCATACACGCGCTGTGCGCCTACCGAGTCTTCACCAACTTTAGGCGTAGACTCATTAACTGTAGGATTAATGCCATCTTTAATTTTTTGATTATGCTCAAACTGCTCATCGACCTGCTTAAACATATCTTCAGTCACGCCATACTTTTGTGACATCTTTGTCAAAGGCACACCTAAAACACCACCCAATAGCATAGACCCAGTAATGTTCAATGCTGACTCACCGTATGTTCTAGCTACTTGTTGTTGCTGTAGTACAGTCTCTTGTATTGTTGCATCTGCGCCTGCTGTAGCACCTAACGCTAGACCCCCTTTTAGTATACTTTGCCCACTTTTAATAGTCTTATAGGCTAATCCACCCACAGACAGAAATGTCACAGGGTCAGCTAACATAACAGGCAGTCCGACAAGAAACCCTTTACCGCCACCTTGTGATAAAGTCTCTTTGTCTTTTAGCTCTCTAGTATACTGCTTACGATATGCGTCCAACTCGCTTTCGTTGTCAGCATACATAGCACCCATAACAAACATTTCATCTTCTTTTTCTTCTTCTGAAAATGCGTCATAAGGGTCGTAATCAGGGTTAAATCTATACTGGTCTGGTAAGCCTTCTTCTCTTGATATAGATGACCCTACAAGGTTTTCCTGACGAAAGTAAGCCCCTGCCAACTCAGACAGTGTAGGCTTTTTTGTTGGAGCATCTAAAGGCTGTGGCTCAGATATAAGCCCTTGATACTCAAAACCCTTGCGAGATTTTTCTAGCATATTAGTTACTCAGGTCTGCTACAGTTATTTCAATATCTTCTTTGCCACTAGCTTTTTGCAGTGACGCGATGTATTGGTCGTTCCAATCTAACACAGCTTGTGGAATCTCTGACACTTGAGATGCAACAAATTCAACAGGTTCAATAACTTCATTTAAAGATTTCTTAAAGTACTTAGCAATAAACGCAGGTGCATCATCAATACTTCCTATGGCTTTGCCCATTAATGCAAATGGATTATTTGAGCTTCTTAGTATTTCTCTTGCTTTAGAGTTTTGCTCTGGAGTCATTCTATGCTCAGTTAAAAATTGTTTTTTATCTAATACTGGTACTTGTGACTCTTCCTTTATTTTATCTTTATAATCTTGTAATACTGAAGAATAATTTAAGCTAGGATTCACTCTTTCATCAACAGGCTGTAATGAGCCATCTGACATTCTTATTAACGCCTGATAAGTTGGCGTTCCTTTTTTAGACATAGTGGATGTTTCAGTATCAGATATTAATATAATATCGTCTTGCTCAAACCCATCACCATACTTAGCAACCAACTCTTGGTGTAAACTTTGTCTAATCCACGATGTATCTTTAGTTGGTCCAATGCCATAATACTCTTCAGGCGCGTGTTGCAAAAACCCAAACTCACTTGTTTTATAGCTATTTTGCATTTTGCGAACAGAGTGCTGTAAAGCCGCATCAAATGTTTCAAAACCAAGCAAATAATTATCTTCTGTAAGCGTTCTTAAATCAGCAATCATTGCGTCACGCTCAATGTTATTTGGAGTAAACTGTGTGCCAAAGCCAAATATACCTGATTCAAAAGCGTCGTCTAATGTATCAGCGTACATTTCATTTCTTTTTGGCTTGTCTAATAAGAGTTCAGACTTGCGAGTCTCTACCATAGCTTTTTGCGTAGATGATGATGGAAATGCAATAGCTTTTGCTCTTTCTAATGCTTCCTCAAACTCATAAAACTCCATGTTTCTATACAAAGTGTCTGCATATATTAAATCTTGCCCACTGAACGCCTCTGGCATTCCTTCTAAGGCATTTAATTCCATAATGCTTTGTGCCGCTACCAATACTCTGTCGGGGTCGTTAGAACGCAATTCAGACAGTATTTCAGTTTTCATTGTTTTAGGAACTGCATTTACAGATGTAACATAATCTATACGTTCATCCATAAGAAGTTCTGGCTCGACATTAAAATTTAATCTTTCAACATTGTAATCGTTGTCAATATCATTATCTGTAATTACATCAGAAGTAGCAGGTAGTTCGCCAGTTACTCTTGCTCTCACATTGGAAATTCCATTTATTTTTCTAGCTTCTGCATCAGAAACTTTAACACTGTCGTTGTACTCTTTAACAACAGCATTAACTTTAGTTTCTAATCTTTTCAGCAATTTGTCATTTTGTGTTGGACTAAGCTCACCTAATGGTGCTTTCCTTAATGCACCGACTAACTCAAGTCCTTTTTGTGCGCGTGTCTTCAAATCATCTTCAGAGTCAAATATAGCCCTATCAACCTGTCCTTCCTGTGTTTGTATAGCTACTTCATCTTTTAAAGCGGCTATTTTAATCTCAGCTTTTTCTGCTGACAATATTCCCGCTTCAACAGCCGCCAATAAATCCATTTGATGTTCAAGTTGTGCTTCCCTAGAATTAACCTCATCCCCTGCTCTTGCAAGATTACCTGTTAAATTTTCAAGAGATTCTGTCCCAACATTTAATGCGGCAAGTAATTGATCGTCAGTTTTCTTTTTTTCTGATGTTTGCACAGAGTTGAAGGCTGTTTTATTTGCTTTTGTGAAGTAATTTTGTAAATTCAATTTAACTTCTGGTGGCGCAGAAGACAGCATTCCTTCCATTTTGCCGTTAAGAACATTTTGATATTGTATAGTGTCATTAGGATGAGCTGTTTTTGCGCTTTCAATATGACTGTCTATTACAGAATATGACTCAAGCTCGTACGCTTTGTACATAGCGGCATTGTGCATAGAGCCACCAAACTTTAAAGAGCTTTTTGTTTCTAAATCACTACCAGTTTTAGCCGCCTCTACACCTTTCTGTGTGCCTTCAACAACAGCTTCTTGCTCGCGTTTAGCTTTACCTACGCCAACAGCTAAATTCATTACTTGTTTGCCAACACCTGCTAACGCCTGTAATTTACGAGCTTCAGAGTCATCAACACCAGTAGGTGTAAACTTGCCATATCTTTTTATAGGTTTGATAGCCATGTTTTACCTTTATTTCATATACATTGCAGTTGATGTTGCGCCTGATAGTAACGTGCCTGCCGCTTGTGCTTTACCTGTTGCTATAGCATTACTAGCCTGTCTTTCTCTTTGTGCCGCCTTCAATCTTGTGCTTAACCCAATAGCTGATTCACTAGAGCTTACAGTCCTAGCAGATTCTAAAGCAATACTTTCTGGTGTCATTCCAGATATGCCACTTGTTGCCATAGCTACTTGATTTGCGGCTAATACAGCATTCAACTCTTCACGCCTTGCTAACTCTTCAACTTTAGCTTGCAATTCTTCTTCGCGTTTTTGCACCATTAGCATTTCAGCTTGTTGTCTACCTGCTTTTTTTTGCTGATTAGCAGTATAAACAGTTGAAACCCCTATTGCGGCAACTATAAGGAATGACATTTAATTATCCTCTGGCTCTAATATAGCCTTTTCTATTTCTTCAACATTAGTAAGTTCTGTTGGGTGATATGTAATCCACACGCAATCTGTTTCAGCATATATTACACGCTTAGTCTGCGGAATAGTCTCACCCATAAATGGTGCTTCTATCTCTATATTCTCAAATTGACTAGAAACTCTACACTTACCCTTAACCACTGTATAAAGATGTCTAGTCTTATGCAATGCGCCCACGAGACACACGCCTGCGGGAATAAACAACTCTCTGGCATACAATCCATCACTAAAGTGGTGGCGCGTCTCTAACGCAATTGTATCGCCCTTTAGCATTAACGATTGTAACTTATATATATCGTCTTGCTTTGCAACTTCCATTAAGAGCTTATCTCGTAATCTATTGCTAATAAATGAAACGGTGTAGGGTCTGGAACTGTAATCTTTGGAACAACCTCTCTACCCCAACCATTACCACCGTTATTGTCTTCTATTATACCTGTAGACGGCACTAAAGATGTATTCAATGGACTGCTACTTGAGTCTCCAAACTCTCTTACAGGAACGGCTACACCGTCTATATTAACACTTGCTGAGTTTAATACGCGAAGATTCATTCTGTCTACACGCTTTAATGCCATCTGCGTTTGATCGCCACTACTCGACACAGTGTTCAATGGCATAGGTTTAACAGTAGGAACAAAATTACGACCAACCTCTATAGTAACATTTAATAACCGTTCTGCGTTAGTCAATGCTATTACGGTAGAGCTTTGCGCTAAATATCGTGGCGGCAATACACTATTACCTGCAACTAGGTATTTAGGCTGTGTGTCTACAAAATGTTCTGAAGTAATTAAGTATTGTGGGTGATAATAACCACCAGACAAATTTGGCTCAAACTTGATGCTAGAATCTAACAAGTGATCAAATGATAAACGCTCTACTGTATATTGTCTATGTGATGAAACTAAAGCACCATTATCAACTAAAACGTGCATAACATTATTTACTGAAACGCACTGCACATACTTGTCTGTTGTGCCTGCAAAACTAGAGGTGCTACCTTGTATGTTACTTCCATCTACAGCAGGGCGCACCAAGTCAAACTTAACAAAACCATTAATGTCTTGCTCTCTCAGTGTGTTTAAAACAACAGCAGAGCCGTCAGCATTAATAATAAATACATAGTTAGCATTATTAGATGATGTGCTTGTTACTGCATCCATATCCAAGGGAGAATTGATTAAATGTGATGACAGTACAGACATATCAACACTTTTAAAACCTTCTTCTGTGTAGTCGAAAATAAACTGACGTATGCTCCTACCGTTGCGATCTACAAATAATGTTGCGCCATCTAAAGCTAGTGTAGGTACGTTTTCACTAAAGCTACCATGCTGTGTTTGTTGTTTAGCATCTAATGTTGAAGGCGTGTTACCTGTAATAGAGAACTCTGCCCCCTCGGTGTATACTGTAACGCCACGACCACCAGTTACATCTACAATAGAGCTTTTAGAGCCATTCATAGTAAACAAAAAACCTTCAAAGTCTTCGCCTCTTTTTACTAAAAAGTCTAGATAGTTGCCTGCTTCAGAAGCCATCAAAACTTGCGGCTTGTCTCTTGTGCCACCTATCCATAGCCTACCCTGTGCATATACACCTAAGTTTGGATAGCCTCTTGTATCACTCCATATATCTTCTTTGCCATTATTGCCGCGAGTATAATCACCAAATGTTAGTGCATGTGTAGTCCCAGAAGTTGGAAAACCTGTCATTTGATCGTAATTGTTAGCAGACTTTCCTGCCATAGTTATTGTATACTTATCATTTCCATTTCCAACTACAGTAACTCCTGATTCGCCAAATACAGGCATTTCTTGTAGGTTTTGTTGCATATTACTCGCTGTAGCCACCCTACCTGAAGTACCGTCTCCATGATATGTTATTTCTTTAGATAAAACGCCATCAATTTCTAGCTGATACTTGTCACCTGATTCATAATTAGAGGCAAACGTCACAGAAACTACAGCAGATATTTTTGTTGGACTAAGGCTGTCATCAAAATCAAACTGAGGTATATTAACAAATGTAGGTGTATCGTAAATAAATAAACCATCGTTATTAAAGTTATACACCAATCGTTTAGGGGCTACATTCTTGTTAAATAGTAATAGTACGTTTTCGTTAGCCGCCACACGATTAGGGTAGTTAGTCCCTAACCCATGATCTACGTCTTGTAAAAATGTAGTTGATGTGTCAGTAACTCGATATATTCTTAAATTGTCACTGGTAAAAAATAATAAAAAACTGTTTAATTTATCTACTTCAAACTTGTGCATTTTAAAAGCAGGCGTAACAGAACTTGTTTCATGTTCAAAAACAGCTAACTCTGCTACTTGTACTTTAGCAGAACCTAAATCATTTACACCGCCAATGCGAACTATACGAAAGTATTGTCTTGCATATTGGAAATAAGAGTTTTGTTGAACAGGACCAACAACACTAGCTCGTATGTTTTGCGCAACATTTGTTAGAATAGGTAACTCATCTTCTGTAGTCCAATCATTACCATTAGTTGAGCTTTGTAAAAAAAACTTATCACCCTGTACATCTGTTGTTAATCTCATGCCTTTCAGATCAACAAACATTATGTCTTTTGGCGCACCTAAATTAATTTGAAATACTAAGTACGGACTTACAGTACCTGCGTCATCAGTAGTTGCAAACACAGTACCAAGGTTATTATCAAGCAAATGATCTCTATCGCCTTGTGTGGGTGTTATCATGATTTCAGTAACTGTAAATGGCTCAACAGCAGGTACAGTCGATATAAACTGACTGCCCATACGCCTTTTAACGCCACCTTGTGGAGTGGTTACTACGTTATTAGCAATCTCCATGCCTTTGTAATATTGTTCTAAATCAGTGCGACCCTTTATAACGTCAGATAACTCACCGCTTACAAAGCTATTTTGTACGAAGTTACTTTTAGCCATTAGTACCTCACATCAAGGAATGGTCTGCTCTGTATAGGTGTTATAGGGTGTTGCTGTGAATCAGTGTAACGCGCCATGCGAGAAGCGTTAATGTACTCTTCTGCCATAATTTGTTTTGTAGTAGCATTATCACGAATAGACATTGCAAAGTCTCTAGCTAGTGCATACTCAATCATCTTAGAAAAGTGTACAGGAAACACAGATTCAGAAACATTAGCAATATAGTCACAGTACAAGTCTCCGCTGTGATTAATATATACTTTGTTTTCTATAATTTGGTAAGGCTGATTAGGGTTCAGCTTGATTAGTGTAAGTAGGTCAGATGGTAGGGTGTACTTATCAGTCCACTCTGTGCCAATTATAGCTGTAGCGTCTTTGTTTAGCTGTGCTTTTTTTCTAGCAAAGCCCCATCTGTATTTAGTAAGCTCGCTTTGTACAACATTGTCATACAAGTTATTAGCTACAACTTGTGCGCGCGAGTTACCAGTAAGTGATGTTATTGGCAAATCACCTATTAAAATTAATGCGTTAGATATTAATCCTATTTTACTAGCCATGATTTACCTTTATTGTGTTAAAAGAAAGGGGGGCGAACCCCCCTAGGTATTACTAAGCCGCTACGTTATCGTAGTTGATTTTCACTAGACCTGCAGTGTCGCGAATAGCCGCGCCTGCTTTTAACATTCCGTTACAAAGGAAAGAAACCTTCTCAGGAATATAGTCGATAGTAGTCTTGTTATCAACACCGATAGCTAGACCAACAGCATCTTTAGCAAATGCGTATGCAGAAACTTCACCGTCACCTGCTACAGCCAAACCGCCTTCTGCACGATCTTCCATAGTGATAATTTTGAAGCCTGCAAATGTATCAACTTCACCATTTACAAGAGCCTTTACGTTAGCATAATCATTAGATGAAATTTTCTCAGCACCTAACAAGTCAGACAAACCTTTGCCATTAAGAACACAGAAAAGATCGCCTGAACCAACGCCTGCTTTAACTAGTTCAATTTTAGCCGAAACAATATCATCTGGGCTAAGACCATTAGTGCCAGTACCAACAGAAGTAATATCCGCAGGTGCTACAGCATTCATTGAATCAATTACAAGCTGATCAAGTCTACGACCTAATGCGCCTGCAATAGTTTGAGCAAGTTCTTGCTTCTCATCAAAGTTTACTTCAGCCGCATCAAAAATGTCAGTGAACTCAGGAGCAACAAAGTTAGTAAGAGTTGCAGTAGCTAAGCTGTGAGCTACGTTCATTGGAGTTACGTCAGTAGAAGTAGTACCACGAGCCGCGGCAGTACCTTTGCCCATTGCGCGGAACTTGTAAGTGTCACCAACTACGTTATTTCGTACAGTGACTGCGTCACGAAGAAGTGAAGCGTTTTGGTAAGCATGCTTTACCATGCTGTCAAATTCTGTGACAGCTACAGGAGATAGATTTACACTCATTTTAATATCCTCGAAAAAGAGATTTAATTTAAAAGTTTTTCAAGGTTTTCGCTGAGTACCCAGTAAATTGGTCAGCATCCAACCTAAATTTACCGAGCCTATGGAGATAGGGTATTCGATGCGCCTATTATAACACCGAACACCCATACTTGTAAATGTTATCCGCCAAACGATGCAATTAGCTGTTGAACTTTGCGCTCATGGTTAGGATCAACACTTCTAAGGAACTGACCATTCTCATGGCGTTTAAACATTTCTGCCTCTACATCTGCCCATGTTAAGCCTTGTGGATGCTCACCACCTTCGATAGGTAGTTTGGCAGGGACAGTAGCTTTAACAATAGCTTCGATTAACTTAACACTTTCAGCAGTTGTTACCAAGTCTTGCACTTCTGTATAAGTATCTGCATCTAAGTTATTTTTCAAAAACCCTTCTACAGTTTTTAAGCGTTGCGTAGCATTATCACCTAGCTTCGCCATTTCTTGTTCAGCAGTAATTTCTTCAACAGCTTGTTCTTGTGCTGTTAAAAGTTCCCATGCACGACCATACGCTTCTTCAGACATATTAGTGTCTTTAGCAAACTCAGTTAGTTCAGCGAGTAACTGATCATCTTCATCTACACCTTCAGGAGCAGTGTAGCCATCTTTAGGCGCACCTTTAAATCCACCAAACTTTTTCTCTAGTTCAGTGTATGCTTTGGCTTGTTCTGCTACTGACTGGTACTTGTCTGCTTTGTACCACTCGGGGGTTTCACCTGTACCTTTAATACCATCAGCTAGAAAATACTCGTTCTCACTTAACGTGGGTTCAGCATTGTCTAACAAGGTATCAGAAGTAGCTTCTTGTACTTCGGCTTGTTCGTCTGACATATTAACCTCTTACTTTAGCTTGTTGTATTAAATTGATCACATACTTAACTACTCCAGATTCACCATTATGGTAAGCCGCTTCATAGTCTACGTTCTGTGATTCAAAGGGGGTATCGTTGCCATAGATAAAACGAGACGTTAAATCTTCAAGGACTTTCTTTCCTTCAGGCGTAGAGAAACAGCCATTGTATGCCTTTGCTAACTCAATGGCTTTAACTCGTTGTTCTTCTGCGTACTTAGACTTAGTTTCCGTAGAAGCCTTGTCTATGTTGTTCCAACTCAAAGCGTAGTTTGTCCTTGCATTGGTGGCTCACCTGCTGACATATCTTGTTGTGCCGCTTCTGCACCTGCTTGTATTACAGCCTGCTTTTCTGACTCACTTCTTACAAGTGCGGCAGGTACGCCTGCTTTATCTGCAACCCATGTACCAAACTCTTCAAGTTTAAATCCTATCTTAGCTTGGTCTGGACCTGCATTCTGCAACACAAACTGAACAGCTTGTTGAACAGTAAGTATATCTTCAGCATCCTGTTGTCTTGCTAACGGTGACATAAACTTAATATCAATATCTTTACCGTCTAACTGTATTGGCTGTATAAGCCCTCTACGAGTTAATATAGCAACAACACGCTTTATAATAGGGATTAATACTTCAGTTTGCAAGCGTCCAAACGCAGAACCTATGCGTTTAGCTAACTCTCTTGACTCAATAGCTACCTCTGTAGCCGATCTCACAGCCCCTGTGGGGTCGCGCAGATCATTAAATAAACACTTTTTAATGTTCATTTGTAAGTCATTAATAACGAACTGCGATAATTGTAGATTAGCACCAGTATCTAAGCGTCTCAATGATGGATTAGCGTTGTTGTTAGAACCAACTGGAATAACAACCCCCGGGCTTATACTAATATTGTAGGGGTTTGTAACGCCATCATCCGTAGCAGTGTACATACCTGCAAGGTCAATAGCCGCTTTTTGTAGAGTAAACTCTTTAGCTTTGTTTAAAGATTTAACATCAGGCAATGCTTGTAGTGCGGGTCCACGACCACGAATCTCACCTGCTACTTTAGAGTAACGACCAGTAACCCATGGAGATGTAGTTCCGAAATCTTGCATCCAACTTATATAATCTTCTTTGCCAACCCACAAGCAACCATAGTACGTTTTAGATTTTGGCAAATAAACAACACCCTCATAAGCCTTAACCATGGTCTCAGGCTTGTCTTTAATTACTTTAGCCATTGATGGGGATGCTTTGAAACCACGCCACTTACGCTCCAACGTACCTGCTTTAACTTCAAATCTACGCCAGTGCGTCTCTACGTTTCCTTGTGGTCCTTCTTCAAATGCAATACCTTTTTGTGGAATAGCACTAAACACTAAAGGCATATCATCATCTTCGTCTTCATCTATGCGAAGCGTACCTGTACCAATTAAAAGGTCTAAAGAATGCTCATAAAACTGTGTTGCAAAGTTTGATCGGTTAATGTAATCGAACACTTCTTCTGCTTGCTCTTCTAAGTTACGCTTTATATCTTCTTCTGACACATCAAAGTTGCCAGACTCAAGTAGTTTTTTAACGCGAAGAGATGGCTCAAACGTAGCCCAACGTGACCATATAGGAGCAATGTTTTCTTGTAACTTACTAGCACCTTGCTGGATGGCTTCTAAAGCAGTAGAGTCGAAGATTTTATCCATCTTCTTTTGACCTGCCATAGTAGTTTCAAACAAATTTCTGTTAGGCAAAAAGTATTCGTATGCGTCATCTAGCTGATCGTGCCAGTGTGTAGATTTCTTAAAAGCATTAGCTTCCCGTTTTTTGAGATCTTGTAGCGACCCAAGCTCTGAGGGTAGTTTCATTTGCGTGAACCAAGTAGTTGTCTAGCCTTTGCCGCGCCCTGCGTAGCTTTTACTTCATTGAAAATTTTTGCTCTTCCGCTTCTACTTGTAGCAATGCCAAAAGCGTATAGAGCTTTATCAAAAATATTTGCAAATTTCATTTTTTGTTTTTTGCTATGTTTAACATCTTTTTGCTGTAATACAGTCTCTTTTTTAAGCCCAGTTAATAATGATTTAGCACCTAATTGTCCACGCGCCTGTGCTTTAAGCATTCGTTCTGTTTGCATACGTTCGCGTCGCAAACCTATATTTGTGCGTTTTTCAATAGCCTTTTCTTGGGCTGTAGGTTTTGGTGGTTTTGGTTTTTTTGATTTGCCGCCCATGTTATTTCCTCATGTATTTTAGTAGTTGGTATGGTGTCCAAATAAAAGGTTTGTTTATTCCTAGTATTTGCTTTGTATGCCCTACACAAGTATTTAGCATAAATAAAAAGCGTTTACACTTTTTAGGCTTATAACTTAGAATAAAATAATTATCCTCAATTATACCATTTTTTGCATCAATCGTGTACAACTCATAATCATTTGTTGACTTACCGCAAACAATTAGCTTATCTATTGCTGGTTTTACCACATAGCAGTGCCTAATTCCTTTTTTTAAAAATGGACTCCACCAGTTAGATGTGTCATCTTTGAACACCACATACACTTCAGAAGACACTGAAATTAACCTTTGCTTGTGTTGGCTTAGTAAATCTACCAGTGCCACGCAGTGCTGACTTACCTTCCCCCTCTCCTTGTAGTGCATACTCTAAGGCTTCTACAGGGTGAGAGTATTCATTCTTATCTGGTTCATCAGTGTAGTGTTCGCCAGACTTTTGTACTCTGCGATAGCAAAATCCACCTTGTAAGCCCTTACGAATCATAGAGGCTTTGGGTAAGACAGTGAATCTAGGCTTGCCATCCATACACATTTCTTTCATAGGCACTTCTAAGGCGGCTCTACGCTTTAATGGGTCATTTGAGGCAGTAGGTTGACAAGGAATACCTGCGGCTCGCATTATCTGGAATGGCGTGTCGCTGTTTGATTGGTTTTTGTTGTTGCCAGAAGGATCACCCCACCCTTTAAACTCGTGGTCAGGGTATTGATCTTCAATGTATCTTTTAAGTGTAGGTGCAAAATCAACAGCACCAGAGTCGGTAAGAACCATTTCATCGAAACATATCCACCTTCCTATGGAAGTTCGTTGTAAAAACGCACATGCAGGTGTACGACCAAAGTCAAAGCCTAAGACGATAGGGTAGTCAAGGGATGGCTTAAACTCATCCATGTGTTGACAATGGACGCTATCAGTGTACATAGGATGCACAGGCTTACCATTCGATACAAATCCGTATTCATTAGCTAAATTTACCTTTATCCAGTCATTAGACTTACCATTAAGACCACGCTTGTAGTAGCCCTCTGGTAGGTTCTTCAAGTTTTCGGCTTCAGGGTTTACTATCCATTCTTCTCCTTCTTTTAAAACACCACCTGCCTGCCTAAAAAATGACCAATCTTCAGGACGTTCTATTTCAGCAAGTTTAAAATACCAGTGGTCTTCATCAGGGGCGTTAGAGTCACCAAGCATTCCATGATGTGTAGGACGCACACCTTCTTTAGGAGAGGGGTAACGACCATGACGTAGGTCTAACATGTCTAAAACAGCCTTAGAATGCTCTTTAGTCTCGTTTAACCATACCCAAGTAGTCTGGATACCCCTTGCTTTTTTAACGTGTTCAGGTCTGTCAAAGGCAATAAACACAACATCACACTCAACCTCTGTACCATCTTCTAGGTTGAAACGCATAAAGTGTGTTGGTGGTTCTTTGTTACCTTGTTTGAAGTCACCTAGTTCCCCATGTATTTCTAACCAGTCTTTAATGGTTGTAGAGAACAGTTCAGAATAGGTATTACGAGCCGCAATAACTCGTGATAGACGTTTATTGTAGTTCTTGTGTTCAGGGTCAGATACAGGTTCTTGTTCACAGATAAGGTCTAACAGTTTGAGTATACATTGAACAGTCTTACCAGAACCCAATGGACCCATGATAAAGGAGTTTCGTGCGCGACAATCAGAAAAGTCTTGGAGAACTTG